TGTTGAGCGACTCAGCATACGCGTCCATCCAAGGGCCGTGACGGTTAGGGAATTGGACCTCTCTGGGGTACTGGGCCCACCAGGACGTAAGCTGTTTCATGTCATCCATGTCGTAGTGCCGCTGGGCGGCGAGAGACAACACGCGTCTGGCCAGGGCGCCGAAAACTGGAGTCTCGGCGTCAGACAGGGCCAGAGCTTGGCACTTGGCGACAAGCTTCATGCAGGGCGTTATGCGCGGGTCAACTCGTACGGTGGTGTGGAACTTCGCGAGCTGGCGCATGATGTCGCACGTGCTGTCTGGAGCACCGTTCCACACTTCAGGGCCATACTGTCTCGAAAGGAAGTCGACTCCGAAGTCGCCACGTAGAACAATGTCACCCGTGAGCACCTGGCCGAGGGCTGCGGCTGCGCGGGTGAACTGCTCGGGAACCACGTCGGCGGTGAGGCCGTCGTCGCCTCCGTAAACACCAAGGCCCTGCCAGGCCTGCTCGGGAGTAGTCCAGGTCAGATCGGGCTGGCGAGTGCGCCGGATGGCGATATAGGCAATGAGGGCGCTGAGGAACGTGTTGGCGAGCGACGTTTCGGCGCTTCCACTGCCTCTTGCGGTGCCGGCCTCGTACTTGACGCCAAGCGTGGTGTAGCCTTTCAGGCCATGTTGTGAGCGCATGAGCTCGATCAACTCGGAGGCGTAACGTGGCTTGAAGCAGCCCACAATGAACAATTCCTCGATTTCTCGAACGAGAGGGCTGACGCGGCCGTCCATGCGACTGAGGTCAGTCGGGTTGACGTGCGTCTTCGCAGACTCGCAGACGCTAGCGACGCGGCCGGCAATGACAACGGGGGTGACACCAAACGCGTACCAGGGGAACGACTTGAAATGTGCAGCGAGGGCGTACATGTACAGTGAGTAAGCACGCTTGCGCTCTGGGTTGAACGTCGAAATGATCCTTGGGTCCTTGACCGTGGGGTATGACTCCTTTTTCAGGAACGATGAAATGACATCGTGGAACCTCGTAAAGATGTCGGCGGCTGCGAGGAGCACTCGCTGGCTGGGGCGGTGCTGGCGCTCGTAAACCACGTCATCGTCGCAGACGTCAAGCAGTTGCTTGGGGGTAGCGAATGCGATGAACTCGCCGATGATCTTGCGCAAGAGCGGTGAGCATTCCGAAATGCTGGATACGACATCCTTGATCCGGCCCTTGACGGCGGCCTCCTCGTTGGTGCGGTGCTGGGTAGGTGCGAACGTTCCGTCGCAGAATGCGGCCATGAAGGCGTGCATAGACGGTTTGGCGTCGGGGTCGTACAACCGGGGTCTGGCTTGGAAGTTGCGTACTCCGTCGACGGTGACGGTCTGGGCCTGGGCCGCATGGTCACCGCGGTGGTAGAGGGTGGCAATGGTCGCCTGTTTGTGGTCGTCAATGTAACGCATGGTGCCGGCAGGAGCGAGGCGCGTGGTGCCAGCCGCTGACATGTTGGCGACAGCAGAATCGGTTTCGACGGTCGTCGTCGCACAAACATACTCGCCAGTACGGCCTGTGGATTGGAAAAAGCCTTCTTCCGTGACAACTCCAAGGCGCAGGAAGCCGTCGTCATTGACGGCCAGGCGCTGGGGCGCGGAGCCCTGGAGAATGCGGACGAGTATGGCCGTAATGCCAGTCCAGCTGGCCATTGGGGCATACATGACGGCACTATGGTGCTTCGAAATGCGGCGGGTTTCGACATTGTAGGCCGTGG